AACGTAGAGGAACTTGGTGATGAGTACTACGAAAATAACGAGTGAGGTGCTGGAAGACTACGTTAACCAAACGTATCACTGGAAAACCTTACCACCACACCAAGTTTACGCAATGGCCTTGGAACTCAGACAGCTACGGGATGCCGTAGCTGTTTTGATTGACACCCTACAAGGAGACCCCAATGAAGATTTACAAAGTGCCGCTAGAGCCGAGAGAAATAGGACTGCTCAATAGAAACCACACCCATTCTATGATTGATTCTTTTCTACGAGTTAGTGTTATCGACCTTGACCCTGCAAGCTGGGTAGAAGTAGTTGACATGGCAGACCGCACAGTGCTGCCAAGTGGCATCACCAATAACAGTCCTTCTCGTTTTTCTACAATAAACGCGTTACCTGATTGGGTAAAACAAAAAATAGCAGTGTTAGACATGGTAGCAGACAACGGTGAGTTAATTGTAGACGTAGGTGTAAAACTGAACAAAAGGCTTTACTGGATATGCAATAAGGAGGAACTGCCGTGGCGACCCCAGAAGCAAAAGTAAAACGCAAGGTCACTCAAATTCTAAAAGAGTTAGGGTGTTACTACTTCTATCCTGTGACCGGTGGTTTCGGTCGCAGTGGTGTGCCTGATATTATCGCTTGTTACCAAGGTCGGTTTGTCGGTATCGAATGTAAGGCAGGTAAGAACAAACCCACCGCCCTGCAAGAAAAGAACCTCATAGAAATAGACATTGCCGATGGTATAGCGTTGGTAGTTAATGAGGACAACCTACCCGATTTGAAAATGACACTGGAGCAAAGCGTTGAATAAACTGATGCTCGACCTTGAGTGCTACCCTAACTACTTCCTAGCATTATTCACCCGCGACGACGGTAAGTCCAAAGGCTTTGAGATATTTAATGATGATCGGTCTACCTTTGATCGGGTGGCTATAGCCAAAATCCTACTGAACCCTGAGTACGAAATTGTTACGTTCAATGGCGATCAATACGACATGGTGCTGATGAATCTGTCACTGATTCCAAAGATCACCAATGCCGATTTGAAAAAGGTCAGCGACGACATCATCGTGAATAACAAAAGGTCTTGGGAGATTTACAGGAAGTACGATATAGAACCCCTGCCGGTCAACCACATTGACCTCAAAGAAGTAGCGATAGGTATGGTCAGCCTAAAGCTATACGGCGGTAGGATGCACAGTAAGAAGCTGCAAGATTTGCCGCTTGACCCTGACAGCATTATCACCCCCGACCAACTCCCCCTAATGCGTAAGTACTGTAAGAATGATACGCTTCTCACGCTTGATCTGTATAACAACTTAGAAAAGCAGATTGAATTACGCAAGCAGATGACAAACGATTACGGTGTAGACTTGCGCTCAAAGTCGGACGCTCAGATTGCCGAAGCTGTATTGAAAGCAGAGTCCCACCGCATTACCAAGATCACCCCGCCCAAAGTTACCCTCGACTATCAATCATTCTTCTTTAATCCACCGGCATACATTAAGTTTAAGTCAGAAGAACTTAACAGTATGTTCAAAGCTGTATGCACGGCTGAAATGACTATCTCCGAAACCGGTCACGTTAAGATGCCGAAGGAGATTGAGAAGATGAAAATACAAATAGGTGACAGCAGCTACAAGCTGGGTATTGGTGGTCTGCACAGTCAGGAGTCCGAGGTGGCGCACCTGTCAGATGATGAGTACGTCATTATTGATCGTGATGTAACGTCTTATTATCCTAACCTCATGTTAAACCTTGGTGTTTACCCGGACGGGTTTGGCACTTCCTTTCAAGAAGTTTACAGAACTATTCTAAACACTCGTTTAGAAGCAAAAGCCGAGGGCAATTCGGTGGTGTCGGACTGCCTGAAGATTGTGCTGAATGGCACATTCGGCAAGACCTCCAACAAGTACAGCACTCTGTACTCACCCAAGTTGCTCATCACCACTACCCTGACAGGGCAGCTATCGTTGCTTATGTTGATAGAAGCTTTGGAGAAACTAGACTTCCCTGTGGTTTCGGCCAACACAGACGGTATCGTAATAAAATGCCCACGCGCCAGAAAAGCTACGATGGACTACGTGATCGGTAGGTGGGAGAAACACACCAACCTGCAAACCGAGGAAACCATATACGAAGCCTTGTACTCGCGTGATGTGAACAGTTACATAGCAATCAAGGCTGACGGTCACAAGGCCAAAGGCGTGTATGGAATGGGCGGTCTGCACAAGAACCCTGCCAACGAGATATGCGTACAGGCAGCAATCAAGTACCTTTCTGACAAAACCCCCTATGAAGAAACCATACGTAACTCCCGTGACATTCGACAGTTTGTCACTGTGCGTACCGTAACAGGTGGCGCAGAAAAAGACGGTGAGAAGTTAGGCAAAGCCATTCGCTGGTATTACAGTACTTCTACCTTGTCTCCCATCACCTATGTTAAGAATGGCAACATAGTCCCACGGTCTGAGGGTGCAATGCCCTGTTTAGATTTACCTGACCATTTCCCCACTGACATAGACTATGATTGGTATATTGCCGAAACCAAAGCTATACTGGTATCAATCGGCGCTTTACCACGACCTGTTTATGAGAAAATCCCACGCAAAAACAGCAAGGCTTGGAAAGCATTACTTGAAGCTGGCGAGATTGAGCCAGACCGCAAAGGTAAGTACCAATGGGTAAACCCAGAGCAGCACCTTGGAGTTATAGCCGCGTAAAAGCTTTTGAGCAGTGCCCCTTCCAGTTCTACCATCTACGAGTCGCAAAGACCTACAGCCAGCCAGAAACCGATGCCATGTTATACGGCACAGCGTTTCACGAAGCTGCTGAGTTCTACATACGCGACAAAGCCCCCCTCCCCCCTCAGTTTGATTTCGCAAAAAAAGCCCTTGATGCCCTCAACGCCAAAGACGGTGAAAAGCTGTGCGAGTACGAGCTAGGCTTAACTGCAAACCTTGACGCTTGTGAGTTCAAATCCGACGATGTTTGGTTCCGAGGTATCGTAGACTTACTCATTATTGATACTGAAAAGAAGTTAGCTTGGGTCATTGACTACAAGACGGGCCGGAATACCCGCTATGCCGATACAGGGCAGCTTGAGCTAATGGCGCTGGCGGTGTTTAAACACTTCCCCGAAATAGAACACGTTCGAGCAGGGCTGCTTTTTGTTGTTGCTAACAAGTTAATAAAAAGTAAATACTCGAAGTCTGATGTACCCAAGCTATGGGAAAAATGGCTTAGCAGTTACGCTCGGATGGAAAACGCATTTGACAAAGACGTATGGAACGCGCATCCTAGTGGTCTGTGTAGACGGCACTGCCTTGTTACGGAGTGCCCCCACAATGGGGCCAATAGCTAATGGCTAGGGACTATAAACGTGAGTATAGGACGCAGAAGAAGCGGGGGGAACACCCTGACCGCATGGAGCGTCAACGCGCACGTAGGGCCATAGACAAGCGCGATACGGGTAAGGTTACGAAGAAGTCTCCCAAGCGTAAAGGTAAGGACGTTAGCCACAAGAAGATGTTGAGCAAAGGTGGCTCAAACAAAGACGGGTATTTCTTGGAAAGTCCGTCTAAAAATCGTTCACGCAACGGTCAAAAGAAGAAAGCAAAGAAGTAAAAATCTAAACACTTGTTTAGATTTTCGATCAGTGACGCAAAGGCGTTTCACTGCGTACTGCTATGCAAAGGAGACTGCATGGAAATTATAAAGAACAAAGCATTAAAACTTAAAGTCCGACACCCCAATCGCATTACTGCGGTAATACCCAAGAGCAAGCGACTCTCAGAGCATGAAGTGCTAGTGCATTGGGGTGTACCCGAAACCAAAGTTCTCAGAAACTTAAACATAAACGCCCCCTCCCCCATAGAACGTCAATACAAGTGGACTGGTCAGCACACCCCTTTTGAACACCAGAAGACCACCGCCGCCTTTCTCACAATGAACCCCCGATGCTTTTGCTTCAACGAAATGGGTACTGGCAAAACAGCCAGTGCTATCTGGGCATCCGACTTCTTGATGAATAAGAAAGAAGTTAACAGGGTGTTAATCATCTGCCCGCTTTCTATCATGGACTCCGCTTGGCGTGGCGATCTGTTCAAAGTCGCTATGCACCGCAAGGTAGGTATTGCCCACGGTAAGCCAGCCCAACGTAAGGCGGTTATAGAGAGCGATGCCGAGTACGTGATAATCAACTATGAGGGTGTCGAGATTGTTAGGGACGAAATCGCTAACGGTGGGTTCGATCTGATTATCGTAGACGAGGCCAACGCTTACAAAAACGCAAAGTCCAAACGATGGAAAGTCCTTAACAAACTACTTACACCTCAAACCCGACTCTGGTTAATGACCGGTACTCCCGCAGCGCAGTCTCCGCTAGATGCCTACGGTCTGGCAAAGCTAGTAAATCCTACAGGAGTGCCACAGTTTTTCGGCTCGTTCCGCGACCTTGTGATGGTTAAGGTCACACAGTTTAAGTACGTCCCCAAAGAGGACGCGATTGATACCGTGTTTAAAGTGCTACAACCAGCGATACGGTACACGAAAGACGAGTGTATGGATTTGCCGCCTATGGTCACCACCAAAAGAAACATGGACCTGACGCCCCAGCAAAACAAATACTATAAAGAAGTTAAGAAACACGCTGTTATGACGGCTGACGGTGAGGAAGTAACCGCAGCCAACGCCGCTATCGTGATGAACAAGCTGCTACAAATAAGCTCCGGTGCCGTATACAGCGACAACGGTGAGACACTACTGTTCGACATCAAGAATCGGTACAACGTGCTGAAGGAAGTTATTGAGGAAACTAACCAGAAGGTGTTGGTGTTTGTCCCTTTCAAACACGTTATCAAGGAACTGACAGACCGCCTACGCAAAGACCGGATAACGTGCGAAATCATATCCGGTGATGTAAGCGCAGGTGCAAGGACGGCTGTGTTTAAAGCTTTTCAAGAAAACCAAGACCCCCGCGTTTTGATAATCCAACCCCAAGCAGCAGCCCATGGTGTGACGCTAACAGCAGCGGATACAGTTGTTTGGTGGGGGCCAACTTCCTCCCTTGACATCTATCACCAAGCCAATGCACGAGTGCATAGGGCGGGTCAGACTCATAAGTGTACCGTGGTGCAGCTTCAGGGTTCGCCCGTAGAGAGCCATGTTTACAATATGTTAGATCAGCGCATTGACATTCACTCAAGAATTTTGGATTTATATAAGAAAGTGCTTGACTAGCCAACAACACCCCACTATATTGTTCAACCCCGATGAATTTCGGTGCGATGAAAGGAGAGTTAAATGGATGTTTCTGTCGATAAACTTACGGAAATCTACCTAAAGATAAAAGCCAAGCGCGAAGACATAAGCAAACAGTTCAAGGAAGAAGACGAACGCCTCAAAGGACAGCAAGAGCTTATCAAGCAATCACTGCTTGACTACTGTAGTTCCAACGAAACCGAGTCGGTACGTACCAAAGCCGGTACATTCTCCCGACAAGTCAAGACCCGTTACTGGACAAACGATTGGGAGTCTATGCACGATTTTATTGTCGAGCATAACGTACCCCAGTTCTTAAATAAGCAGCTTAATCAAGCCAACGTTAGGCAGTTTATGGAAGAACACCCTGATCTAGTTCCAGCGGGATTGAACGTCGATTCTGAGTACGTCATTTCAATTAGAAAGCCAAGAGCATAGGAGGCTATTATGGCAGACAGTCCGTTTGTCACAACTGAGCAAGTAGCAGAACACTTTAACGTGTCCCTGTGGACGGTACGTGATTGGGTGAAGCGTGGCATTATCCCGCCTTCAGCGTATATCCGAGTGTCCAAAACCCAGCGGTTCAAACTTGATGCTGTGGAGGCAGCATTGACGCAAGCCAACCCCTATAACAAAGAAGAGCCTGAAGAAGCACCGGCTGAAGAGCCTGTTGTTTTGGATGGAGACCACGAAGACGAAGCCGAAGGAGGCTATGATTATGTCTAAAGAACTTACCTTTATGGATGGCAAAGCCCTTGCTGGTAACCTTGAAGACTTCAAAGATGCGTCAAGTAATTTAATACAGAGCGGCGGCGGTGGTGGTCGTAGAATTAGCATCAGGGGTTCCCGCTTCCGCAAGATGGTTGGCGGTGAGCAGGTTGAAGTCAGCGATTCCAATGCGATGAACGTTGTTATTGTTAACGCTGCTCCGATTTCCAGAACCTACTACGAAGGTACGTATGATCCTGAAAAGGTAGCAGCCCCAGTCTGCTGGTCAAAGGATACTCGCACACCTTCCGATGATGTACCTGAAGAAACCAAGCAGTCTTCACGGTGCGGCGACTGCCCTCAGAACATAAAAGGTTCTGGTCAAGGTAAATCTCGGGCCTGTCGTTATTCTCAACGTGTTGCGGTTGCCATTGAAGGTGATTATGAAACAATCTACCAACTGCAACTGCCAGCAACGAGCATCTTTGGTGAGGCGACAGGCGGTAATATGCCTATGGCGGCTTACGCGAAGTATCTTTCAGAGCATGGCGCACCCGCTTCCGCTATCATTACTGCGATGCGGTTTGATGATGATGCTCCCGTACCTAAGCTTTTCTTTAAGCCTGTAAGACCATTAGAAGAAGATGAGCTTAATCAGGTTAGGGCCAAGCTTAAGTCTGAAGACACAATAAAAGCGATTACTTTGGAAGTGTCGCAGACTGACAAGGTGGAATCAGCACCTGCTTTCTCAGAACTAACTAACGATAAGAAAGATGAGGACGCTGCATCGGAGCCGAAAAAGGCTAAGAAGACAGCAGCACCGGCTCCTGTCCCAGAAGAAGATGTAGGGGCGGTCGTTGACGAATGGGACGACTAACCCTGTAACACCCCTGCCCTAACGGGTGGGGGTTATTTCTTTTGGAGACTACGGATGAACGCTTTAGATTTTTTTGAAGCGGTGCTGGGGGATTCTGGTTGGTATTGTGCGTTTGCTATAGGCGGGTCAACAACTCAAAAGTTTTTTAAGACCAAAGAAGCCTTGTACGAAGTAACTCAACAGCTAAACGAAAACGGAAGAAACGCCTACTTTGCCCTAAGCACCTTTAAAGACAGCGAGTCAAGAGAACAGGCCAACGTCGATCAGATCAAGTCTCTATTTTTAGATATTGATGTAGACCACGGCAAAATAAAATACGACACCAAGAAGGAGGCAGTAACCGCCTTAAAAGAGTTTTGTAAGAAGTACGCATTACCAAAGCCCGTCATAGTTGACTCCGGTGGCGGCATACATGCGTACTGGGTTTTCACGGAATCAGTAACCGCTGACGAATGGAAGCCTCTAGCGTCTAAGTTTAAAGCTGCGTGTCAGAACGCGGGACTCAGGGTAGACCCTGCTGTGCCAGCCGACTGCGCCAGAATCATGCGGGTTCCCAACACGCTTAACTTTAGAACCGATCCGCCGAGAGAGTCATGTTTTCTGTCTAGCGACATAACGTTAAAGGACTTTTCTTTCTACAAGGAAAAATTCGGTGACGTTGTGACACC